CGCAGGCATCCCCGGCATCAAATACCTAGACGCTGGCAGCCGAGGCGATAAACCAAAACCAACCCGCAATTTCGTTCTCTTCCCCGGCGAAGAGAAAAAGGCCAAAATACTCAAAAGAGAGTAACCCCAGATGCCAATTGAAAAAGCCCTTAATCCTGCTCCGTCATACGAGGTCATCGCCGACGAAGGCCTGATGGAGCCGGATATCGAGGTCATCATTGAGGAAGATGGTGGCGCGACGATTGAGATGGGGGAGTCTGTTCCCGAGATTGACTTCTACGCCAACCTTGCCGAGGTCATTGATTCGTCGGCCTTGGGCCGTATCTCGTCAAACCTGCTCGATTTGTACGATGGCGACAAGTCCAGCCGTGCAGATTGGGAGACGCAGTACTCAAAAGGGCTGGAACTGCTGGGCTTCAACATGGAAGAGCGCACGAAGCCCTTCCGTGGCGCGTCAGGCGCGGTCCATCCGATGCTCACCGAGGCCATCGTTCAGTTCCAAGCGCAGGCTTTCAAGGAGCTGATGCCTGCTGGAGGCCCTGTTCGCACGCAGATTGTCGGTCGTGAGACGTTGGACAAGGCCCAACAGGCGGGTCGCGTGCAGGATTTCATGAACTACCAGATTACGACGGTCATGTCGGAGTTCACTCCGGAGATGGACCAAGCCCTTTTCTACTTGGGCTACGGTGGTTCGGTGTTCAAGAAGGTCTATTACGACGACATGATGGGCCGAATGGTCAGCAAACTGGTCTTAGCTGACGATTTGTACATCCCGTACAACGGCTCAAGCGTCATGAGCCAATGCCCACGGATCACGCATCGCATTGCGATGTACGAAAACGATTTCAAGAAGCGCGTTTGGGCTGGCGAGTACCTTGATTACTCCATTTTTCCGTCCGCTGCGCCCGAATCTCCAACTGAAATTCAGTCTAGCGTGGACAAAATCATCGGAATTGACCCCACGACTCACACCGATGAGATTTTCTTGCTGGAATTTCACGTCGATTTGGACATCGAGGGCTTTGAAGACACCGATGAGTCTGGTCAGCAGACCGGAATCAAGCTGCCATACGTCGTAACGGTCGAAGAAAGCAGCGGAAAGGTCGTTGGCGTCCGCCGAAACTGGCTGGAAGACGACAAACTTAAGAAAAGAATCGAATATTTCGTTCACTACGTGCTGGTAGAAGGCCCCGGCTCGTACGGACTGGGCTTTGTTCACCTGATTGGCGGTCTCTCCAAGGCTGCGACGGCTGCGCTGCGCCAACTTCTTGACGCTGGCACGCTCGCGAACCTGCCTGCAGGCTTCAAGGCCAAAGGTGCACGCATCGCGGACGACGATAATCCGATTCAGCCCGGTGAATGGCGTGACATTGACGCTGGCGGTGCGGAATTGCAGGGTAGTCTGCTGCCGTTGCCGTACAAGGAGCCCAGCGGTACGTTGTTCCAGCTGCTGGGCTTTGCTGTGCAGGCCGGTCAGCGTCTTGCCAGCATCGCGGACATGCAAGTTGGGGACGCTAATCAGCAGGCGGCGGTCGGAACGACGATTGCGCTGTTGGAACGCGGCTCGATGGTCATGTCGGCCATCCACAAGCGGCTGCATTACTCGCAGAAGCTTGAGTTTGAGATGCTGGCCAAGGGCTTTTCGAAGTTCCTGCCTGACGAATACCCCTATGATGTTCCCGGCGCGAGCAGGACCATCAAGAAGCAGGACTTCGACAACATGGTCGCGGTCTTGCCGGTCGCTGACCCCAACATTTTCTCTAGTGCCCAACGGCTAACGCTTGCTCAGACGCAACTTCAGATTGCCCAGAGCGCGCCGCAGATGCATAACATGTACGAAGCGTACTATCGCGTGTATGCCGCGATGAACGTGCGCGACATTGATGGCATCTTACGTCCCCAGACCAATCAAATGCCGAAGGACCCGGCCACGGAGAACTCTGCTGTCCTCGATATGATGGATTTGAAGGCATTTGCTGGTCAGCAGCATGATGCGCACATTACGGCGCATTTGATCATGGCCATGTCACCCACGGCGCAGATGATGCCTAACATCTTGGTTACGCTGCAGAAGCACATCTTCGATCACATCCGTTTGAAAGCGGAGGAAGACGTGGAAGCAAGCATTTACCAGCTGTACGGAGCGGACCCAGACCGCCGTGTATCCATGATTCAGCGGGAAGGCATGGCTGCGTTGAAGATCGCGGAATACCTGCAGGAACTGTAGCAGCTGCAGGAGCAGTTGTCAGGTGCGGGTGGTCCGCCGCCCCCGGACCCGGTGGTACAGCTCAAAGAGAAGGAGCTGCAGATGCGCCAACAGGCCGACCAGATGGACGCACAGCTTGCACAGCAGAAGCTCCAACTGGAACAGCAGAAGGCGCAGGAAAACCTTGCACTGCAGCAAAAGCGTATTCAATCTCAGGAACAGATTGCTGTCATGCGCGCGCAGGTCGCGCAGGAAAGAGCGCGGATGATGAACGAACAAATCAGGGGAGCACAGCAAAATGCCTCTTAAGAAGGGAAGCAGCAAGAAGATCATCGGCGCTAACATTGGAGAGATGGTCAGGTCCTTTAAGCGGACTAATAAGATCGGGACTAGCAAGCCGAAGTCTTTGGCAGCGGCGACCAAGCAGGCCGTTGCGGCTGCTTTTAGAAAGGCGGGCAAGCCTCGGATTATGAAAAAGGTTGCAGGCGGTGCAGCGCGGTCGGTGGTTCGTCGCGATGGTCGGCAGCCCACGAAGATTTATTGAAAAGGGACTTTATATTAGGTATAGATAACGTATACTTTAACTACAGCCTTTCAGACGGTGGCTAAAACCGTCTGCTACCCTCATGGACATTAAGCCATGCTTGAATTTGCAGAGAGCATATTGAAAGAAATCAGGAAACTTCAGGCTGACACCGAGGCGTTTGTCCTTGGTGGCTCTATTTCCGACATGGAGCGCTACAGATTCATGATGGGCCGTCTGGAAGGCTTAAAACTCATTGATGTCGCTGTCCGGGAACTTCTGGCCAAGCGTACCAGTGACGATTTTTAACCACCGGAGGTCCCATGAGTGACGTAGAAATGACGGCTCTTGAACAGAAATGGAAAGAGTCCGCCGAAAACAAAGCGCCTGAGCTAGAAGATGCTTACGACGAAGAAGGTAATTTTCGTCCGGAAGACCTAGAGCAGTCCGTTCTCGATCGAATCCCTACCCCCACGGGGTGGCGGATAGCTATCCTTCCTTACCGAGGTCCCGAAAAGACCAAGGGGGGCATTGTCCTTTCCGATGAAACCCAGAGGCGTACCCAGCTGGCCACGATTTGCGGGTATGTGCTCAAGCTTGGGGACTTGGCCTACAAGGATGACGCCAAATTCCCGACCGGGCCGTGGTGCAAGGAAGGTGACTGGATTGTTTTTGGTCGATACGCCGGGTCTCGAATCTCTATTGACGGTGGGGAGATTCGAATCTTGAACGACGACGAGATTATCGGACGGATTAACGACCCTTCCGACGTTCTTCACATGTAAGGAGTATCTTATGTCAGCGACAAGTCAAGAATTGGAATACGGAATTGGCGAGGATGAAAATCCCGCAACGGTGGTCTTTGACCAAGAGAGCGACGAAGGCCCAGTCACCGCTGAGGTCCTGAACGAAGCGGAAGCAGAGGCCGAATCTCACGAAAGTGAGGTAAATCAGTACAGCGAAAAAGTTAAAAAGCGTATTGATAAGCTCACCGCTCGCCTGCGAGAAACCGAGCGCCGTGAAGCGGCGGCCATTGACTATGCTCAGAAGGTGCAGGCGCATGCCCAGCAGCTTCAGCAAAAGTACCAGCAGACTGGGGACAAGCTAATTGGCGAGGCCCAGAACCGCATTGGAACGCAGGTCGTAGCCCTCAAGCAGATTATCAAGAAAGCCCGCGAAGAGGGTGATATTGATACAGAAACTGAGGCGCAGGAACGGCTGACCAGCATTTTGATGGACCAACAGCGCATTTCTGACGCTGCGTCCCAGCGGGAAAACATGCGACTGGCCCAGCAGGCAGCACAGGCGCAGGTGTACCAGCAGCAGGTGGTGCAACAGAAGCCGGCTCCTGTTCAGCGGGTAGACCCCCGAGCAGAAGACTGGGCGGAAAAGAATCCTTGGTTTGGTTCCGATACCGTCATGACCCATGCGGCATGGGGCATTCATAAGGAATTGATTCAAAAAGAAGGATTTGATCCGCAGTCTGAGGAGTACTATGATGAAATTGACCGACGAATGCGTGGAATTTTCCCGCAGAAGTTTAATGGGTCAACGAATTCCAGAGGCAACCGGCCCGTGCAAACGGTTGCCCCTGCAAACCGTTCTACGGGAGTTACAAATGCACGCCGCACTGTTCGGTTGACCCCGAGTCAGGTTGCGATTGCCAAAAAGTTGGGTGTTCCGCTTGAGGAATACGCCAAGTACGTGAAGGAGTAAACCATGTCCGACGCTTTTGATGTACCAAAACTGAACCGTAGCGCGCGAGATGCTGAGAGTCGTGATGCTACTGCGCGTCGTAAGCCGTGGACCCCTCCGTCACGTCTTGACGCCCCACCTGCCCCTCCGGGCTATAAACACAGATGGATCCGTGCCGAATCTGGCGGACAGGAAGACCGTATCAACATCGCAGGTAAGCTGCGAGAAGGATACGAGCTGGTCCGTTCGGAAGAGTACCCTGAATTCATGGTTCCTACTGTTGAAGACGGTCGTCATGCTGGGGTTATCAGCGTTGGCGGTCTCTTGCTTGCAAGAATCCCGGAAGAAACGGTGGACGAACGTAACGCTCATTACGCCTCACGCACCCACGACCAGCTTAAGGCTGTCGACAATGACCTGCTGAAATCCAACTCGCACTCGACGATGAGGATTGACCGGCCATCGCGGCAGACCCGTGTGTCATTTGGTGGCCCTAACAAGGCCTCGTAAACAATTTTGAGGAAATAGACAATGGCAAATGTTGACAAAGCCTTTGGCCTGCGTCCGCTCGGTAACCTTTCTGCTACTGGTGCCCAGAAGCAGTACGGTTACGAGA